AATTCATCTGAGCATCTTTGTGAAGAAGGTTTTAAATTATCTGATCTATTGAAGAAATTTAATAGTATTTTTTCTGGGCATTTTCATAAAGCCCAGTTTAGAAAATATTCATCTGGATCTATTGTTTATGTAGGTAATCCTTTTCAGATGAACTATGGAGAGGTAGGAGATAAGAAAGGTTTTATTATTCTTGATGTAGATACAGGAAAATATTCTTATCATTATAATGAGATTTCTCCTAAATTTATTAAGATGACTCTTTCTTCCCTAATTAGAAAAGAACCTTCTAAGATTGGTAAAGAAATTGTTAATAATTATCTTCGACTGGCGATTGATAAGAATATTACTGTAGATGACATGGATGAACTTATTAAATTATTGTCATCTTGTCAGCCTCTGGAATGCGATATTGACTGGGATAATAAAGGATTTTCTTCTGCTATTGATACAAAAACTGATTTTGTTGCTTTAGAATTAATGGAAGCAATTAAAGAATATATCGGTTTGCTTGATGTTCCTAATCCAAAAGAAGTATTGCAATATTTGCAAAAGAAATATAGAGAGATTTCTAATGTCCCGGGATAAAAGAGATGGAGTACATGGAGGTGCTCATAAAAATTCTTGGAAAGAATTACCATTTTGCAGAAATGATTGGTGGCCTCATTGTAATTGTTCAAAGAATGAATGTAAGTTTTATTCAAAATGTTTTTCATTTGTAAAGAAGCATAAGCAAAAGGTTAAAAATAAGAAAAAGATTTTAGAAAAGTTGGCTGATAATGAAGTTTATAACATTTAAAAAAATTCAAATTAAAAACTTTTTATCGATTGGTGAAGAGTCTGTTGTAATTGAATTTAAACCAGGTGTTAATTTCATCACTGGTACAAATTCTGATGTACCGGGCACTAAAAATGGTGTTGGCAAAAGTTCTATCGTTGCGGCATTTTCTTTTGCTATTTTTGGAAAAACTCTAAAAGATTTAGCAATTAGGAATATTCCTAATAATTTGGTTAAAGGAACAACTCAAGTTATTCTTGAATTTAACTGTAATTCGACCAAGGGAAATAATAATTTTAAGATTATTCGAGAATTAAATCCGTCTTCTTTAAAGGTATTCAAGGACGGGAGGGATAAAACAAGAGATAGTATTCCTAATACGACAACTTATATTTTAGAGGTTCTTTCTACATCTCAAGAGGTTTTTAAGAATTGTATTGCCATGCAGGCAAATAATACAATTCCATTTATGAGCCAGGGCAAGACTGATAAAAAGAAGTTTATTGAAAGTCTTTTTAATCTTGATGTAGTAACTCAAATGTTTAAGCTTGTTAAGGATGATATTAATATCTCTAAAAGAGAACTTGACATAGAATCTAAACTTGTAGAACAAATTAATTCTAATATTTTTGATTATACTTCTAAACAAAGGAAAGAGTTGGAGAGAATTGCCAATCAAAAACAAAAGAAAGAACTTGAGAAACAAATTATTGAAAAAGATATTCATAAAATTTCCTTAAAGATTTCTAAATTAAAGGAAGAGGAAGCTAGACTTTCTAAAATAAAGGTTTCCGAGAGTATTTTAAATGCTATTAAAAATGATATAGGAAAGACTCGGGAAGCCCAAATGAGAATAGCTGCTGATTTAGGAGCTATTAAGAATGAAAAAAAGACTATATCTGAAAAAATTGATACCTTATTAAAGTTTGGTCCAGTTTGTGCCGAATGTAACCGCCCATTTACTGATAAAGATCAAATTGAAATTAAACATTCTATTAAAGAACTTCAAGATAAACTTCTAAAGAAAGAAGAAGAAAAAGAAAAATTAAACAAACTTATTGCCCTAGCTCAGGATATTCAGCAAAAGAAGCAAAAAGAGTTAAACCAGTTAAGGGATTTAGAATGGGAAATTAGCAATAATAAGTCAGCCATTAAAGCTGAGACTGATACTTTAAAATTAAAAGAAGATCTTTTAAAACAATACCAGGTTCATGAGAAGGAATCTGAAGAAAAAGATATATTCAAAGATTTAATTGAAAAAGCCGAAAAAGAAAAAGCCAAAAAAGAAGAAGTTATTAAAGACATTAATGCTTCTTTAGCTAAATTTGAAATTGCAAGATTTATTCTTTCTGAAGAAGGTATCAGGGCTTATATTATTAAAAAGCTTCTTGATTTACTGAATTTTAGAATCAAGTATTATCTCACTAAGCAGAATTCTCAATATTCATTATCATTTAATGAAGTATTTGAAGAAGAAATTCTCAATAAAAGAGGAATTATGGTAAGTTATGGAAATCTTTCCGGTGCTGAATCTAAAATGCTAGACTTAGCTTGTATATGGGCATTTAGAGATATTCTTAAATTGCAAGGTTCCGTAAGTTACAACGTTTCTTTTTATGATGAAATTCTTGATTCTTCTTTGGATAAAACTAACTCGGAAATTGTTTGTAATATTTTAGAAGAATTTGCCCAGAAAGAAGACCAGGCGATTTATCTCATTTCTCATAAGCCTGATTTCTTTAAAGCTGGAATCGGTGAAATTATTCAATTAGACAAGCATAATGGTATTACAAAAAGAATCACCATTTAACTTTAAGAAAAATGCAAAATAAAGAAAACGTGAAAAGAACTTTAGTGGTTAATTTGTTTGCACAACCTGGTGCAGGTAAGTCAACGGGTGCGGCATATTTGTTTTATAACTTAAAATGCTTAGGTGTTAATTGTGAATATGTCAGCGAATTTGCCAAGGATAAAGTATGGGAAGAGAATAAATCAGTTTTTGAAGATCAAAATTATATTTTTGGCAAACAATCTTTCAAATTATCCAGAGTTAACGGAAAAGTTGATGCAATTATTACCGATAGTCCGTTATTGCTAAGCGCTTATTATAGCAATGATAATTGTGCTTACGAAAGAACTCAGCTGATTGTTAAGACTCATCATCAATATGATAATTTAAACTTTTTTATCAACAGGGTTAAGCCTTATAATCCAATTGGAAGGCATCAAACCGAAGAAGAATCAGATAAAATAGCTAAAGACCTTGAAAAGTTTTTAGGAGATCTTAATATTAAGCCTCATAGGATTTCCGGAGATCAAGGAGGATATGATTTAGCCTTGTCAATTATTAAAGCCAGACTAGACATAAAATAAAAATATGTACCGATTCGCTTATTGGGACGGACGAGATAAAAATATCAAATTGTTTACTTGGAATAAGGACGGCGACCGAATTATGGTTGACCGTCCTTATTCTCCATATTTGTATATTGAGGATTCAAATGGGAAGTATACTTCTATTTTTGGTACTCCTTTGTCCAAAAAGATTTTTAAGAATTCATGGGAAAGAAGTGAATTCATTAAAGATTCAAAAATAACAAGGTTATTTGAGAATTTTAAACCGGCTCAGCAATTCTTAATGGATGAATATGGAGGAATGCAGGATTCTGAAGATTTTTCTAAGAATCCTTTGAAGATTTGTTTTTTCGATATTGAAACTGAGCCACTTCCTTATAATGAATTCCCAGCACCGGAAGAGGCAAGAGCTCCGATTAGTCTTATTACTATTCATGATTCTTTGACTAATGAATATACTACATTCGGTACAAAAGAATTTACCGGAGAATTACCTAATGACCTGAAGGTATTTTATATTCATTGCGAAGATGAATATGAACTCCTTGAATCATTTTTAAGATATATTGAAAAAGACCATCCTGATATTCTTTCTGCCTGGAACTCAAATTTTTTCGATATGCCTTATTTGGTCAATCGGATTACTAAAGTTTTAGGACAGGATGAATTAAAAAGATTAAGTCCTTTGGGAATATTCAATATGGGCATTGGTAAAACAAAGGATAATCCTCCAAGAGAATATACAAAATATATTACTCCTGGAATGCTTATTATTGACTATATTGATGTTTATAAGAAACTAAAGGTAAAACTTCAAGATTCTTATAAGCTGGACCACATTGGTTCAATAGAAGTAGGAGAACAAAAACTTGAGTATGAAGGACCCATTGGAGATTTCCAAAAAAATAATTGGAATGATTTCGTTCTTTATAATATTCGAGATGTTGAACTTCTTGTAAAGATTGATAAGAAGACTAATTATTTCGCTCTTTTAAGGTATCTCGCTACTCTTGGATTAACGAATTTTGAAGATGGATTAGGTGTAGTTGCATATGTTTCCGGAGCAATTGCTCTAAAAGCAAGATCTCGGGGACAAATCCTTTTTACTCCAAAACGAGAAGTCCTTGAAGGTAAGAATGAAGGCGGATATGTAAGCGTAAAACCAGGTCTTGTAAAAGATCTAATAACGTATGATGCTGCATCGCTATACCCTTCTTGCGCCATTACGAATAATATTTCCATTGAAACAATGGTTGGTGAATTTGTGGAATTGGGAGATGGAAATATTCATTTGACATTAACTTCTGGAAAACAATATACTTTAACAGAACAAAAGTTTAATGAATTTGTAAAGAATACTGAGCTAATTAGGACTCCTGCAAATGTATTATTCTCACAAAAGAAACAGGGCATTTATCCAGAATTTATGGAAAGTGTCTTTGATTCTCGAAAGAAAGACAGAAAGGAAATTGTTAGGCTTGAAGAAGAATTAAAGAAAGATCTTCCTAAAGAGGAGAAAGAAAAGATTGAATTAAAAATTAAGCAGCTTCAAATTGCGCAATATACAAAGAAACTTTGTATTAACAGCTGTTATGGAGCTTTGACTTCTAAGACGAGTCCTTTGGGCCATGATTCAATAGGAAATTCAATTACTTTAACTGGACAATGCACTATTAAACAGGTTAATAGAATTGTCAAAGATTTTATTATGATGAAAACTCCCGGGATGACTGAAGAAGTTGCCGAGGAGCATATTATCTTTAATGATACTGACTCAGTTGGCGTTTCTCTTCATGGAGTTGCCGGGATTATAATTTGTAAAGATTCTAAAGTTACTCCAGAAGGATATAAACTTATTGATGAACTTAATGATTACATTGATAGAGAACTCAATAAGTTTGTAACTGAAACGTTTAATACTAAGAGAACAATCCTTCATTTTAAACGTGAAAAGATTTGCGACTATGGTTTGTACCGCAAAAAGAAGAATTACGTTTTACATTGTGTTGATAATGAAGGTGAAGTAGACCTCGAGGGTAATCTCAAAATCTCTTGGAAATATACTGGTGTTGAACTGGCTAAAAGTATTATGAGTAAGCCGATTAAAGAAATTGGTAAAAAAGTTATTGAGCCTATGATTCTTCATCAGAATAAGTATGAAACCGATAAAAGGCTAAGAGAGGCATATGAAGAATTTAAAAAACTTCCATTGACAACTATTTGCAAGATTGCCCGAGTTAAAACATTTAACAAATATTCTGACGGTTCTTCTGGTTTTCAGACTATGAAAGGCATGCAAGCTCATATTAGAGCTGCATATTATTATAATCTTATTATAGAAAAGGAAAAAATCCATGGAGTTCAGCCTATTAGAGAAGGAGATACAATACAGGTTATTGCATTAAAGCCCAATAATAAGTATAGGATTGACTCGATTGCTATTCGAGACGGGTATATGCCTCCTGAATTTCTTGAATTATTTGAGATTGACTATCGAAGAATATTTGAAAAGCCATTTTATGCTTGCATTGCCAGCCTTTATAAAGTGGCAAACTGGACTCCTCCTAATGTAACAGATGAATATGAATTTGAATTATTTGATTTATTCGGAGAAGAATAGTAATGTCAAAACGATTTACAAAAGAAAACTTTAATAAAAGAAATAATTGAAAAAGTTAATGTTTAGAGTATAATAAATCATATGAGTTTACTTCATAAATCGTCATTAACTGGAGAAAATTTCTTTGACTCAAATGGAAACCCTATTCCGGGAACTCCATTTTATTATCATCTTCAACAAAAGATTGATGAGTCTTATCAACAAGGTTATCAAGCAGGAGTTAAATTTGTTCTTGATAATTTCGAGAATAGATTAAAATTAGCATTATATGCTAGAATTGATGAATTTAAAGCTCTCCCCCCTCTTCCGGATTATTGTAAATTCTTGAATATTGCAATGAAATATATAGCTAAAGCATTTGCTGTTATGAAATTTTATTGTAATATTGCCCCTTCTCGAATCAATATTGAAGCTACCTTTTGTAAATTTTGGCTCGGTATTGAACAAGATTTAGAATTAAAGAGAGGTTCTATTATTGATACATTTTTATATCGTAGAATTCCTTATGGAAAAGATAATAAAGAGGAGCAACCTAAGGAAGAAGAACCTAAACCGCTTCGAATTCATCATATGGCAAAGCCTAAGCCAATTCCCAAGTCAGCATTTGGCATTCCGGAATATAATGATCCAGATCCAATGGATAATCTAAAAAATGAAACTGCACCTGGAGATGAGATAGAAGAGGAAGAAGATCTTGAAGCAATCGAAGCAGAAATTAAAAAGCAATTAGCTGAAACAGCAAAGAAACAAGCCGAAGTTGAAAAAGCCAAAGCTAAAGCAAAAACAACTTCTGCTAAAAAGAAAAGTACATCTTCGGCTAATACTAGAAAAGCAGCCACTGCTCGAAAATTAACAAAAACTGGCACCAATAAAAAATCAGAACAAAATTAAATTTAATAAAAAAATGAAAAATCAATATTATATTTGGGTAGATGGAGGAGTAACATCTGTTGGGGTTCTTAATTCTTCTGAAAAGATAATTGAAAATCCGTATATGATTGTTAATATGCAATATACGGTTACAGAAGATGGGACTCCTTGTAATCCTAATGACCCTCGGGCTGCTAAGACTAAGTTTAAGGTAGATCTTGTACCTTACCTCTTTAAAGAATATCTTGGGGATGACTTTGAATTGAGTATCGATAAACTTAGTAAGTTTCCTCATATGATTACTGAAAATCAAGAATCTCCGCTTGTTAAGCAGTATAAGGAAATTACTCAAAGTCTTTAATTATGGCAGAAGAAGAAAAAGCGGATATTAATAAACTTGCATCAAAAGTTTTTGATGTATTGGATGATTATAGTCCTTATTCTTCTTTCTTAGATCAATCCACTCTTTCTAATGTAGATGAGTGGATTGATACAGGAAGCAAGATGCTTAATGCAGTAATTTCCGGATCATTATATGGAGGAATTCCAAAAGGACGCGTAACTCTTTTGGCTGGGGAAAGCGCATCTGGTAAGAGTTTTATCGCTCAAAAAATTGTAGGAAATGCTCAGAAAATGGGAATGTATACTGTAGTATTCGATACTGAAAATGCTATTGATGCTAGAATGGTTGAATCTCTTGGAGCAGATCCAAAGAAGATTAAGTATTTTCCAGCTAAATCCATTGAGCAAGTTCGAAATGCAATTTTTGCTCTTCTTCAAAAGATTGAAGAAACACACATGGAAGGAAAGTTTCTTGTAGTTATTGATTCTCTTGCAAATATGCTTTCTGAAATGGAAACAAAGAGAATGGATAAAGATTCTACTTCCGCAGATATGGGTACAATTGCAAAGGCAATTAAATCTTTATTGAAAACTTGTACAACATACGGAGGCTTAACCAAAACTACATTTGTGGTTACTAACCATATTTATGATAATCCAAATGAAATGTACCCAGATTTGGTTAAGTGCATGAATGGCGGCAAAGCTTGCCGTTATCTTCCTTCTGTAGTTGTCCAGCTTGCTAAAAAGAATCTTAAAGAAAAAGATTCTGGTGAAAAGGATGAAGTTGGTAAGGGAATTGCTGGTATTGAAATGCGTTGTATGTGTGTTAAGAATCGTTTCATTCGTCCAATGATTGAGGGTTCTATGTACCTTAGCTGGAAGACTGGTTTGGATGAAGAATATGGAACACTTGAATTAGCAATCAACCTTGGTGTTATCGAACGTCGGGGAAGTGTTTATGATCTTTATGACGGAACATCTCTTGGTTATGCTAAAGCTTTCCGAAAGAAGAAAGAGCTTTGGGATGAAAAAATTTATCCTGAAATTGAACGACGCTTACCTGAAGCATGGGGTTATTCAGCCCATGATATTCCAGAGGAAGAAACTGAAGAAGAATTAATTGAAGAATAATTTATATGATTTTTGTAACGAAAAAACTTGATTGTAGTGATGACCTGAACAAGGCCATTGAAATGTGTGAATTTTTGGGTGGAGAAATTTATGAAAAGCATCCATCCAGCATTACATTTCTTGTAGAAGATGAGGCACTTAAAAAGCGGGGTTTTAAGCTTGATTATACAGAAAATCGTCGTGAATATGAATCGAAGCGACTTTGTAGTATTAAGAAACCTCATGTAGTTTATGTGGATTTCAATACAGGAACACAAACTGTTTTGGAACCTAACGGAAAAGGACATCAGTATAATTATAATAAGCTTACAGTCACTGTAGCTGTTGATTCCTGGTATGAAGGAATTTCTTCTGATATTATTGATTTAATTAAGAAGCAGGCAAATGATTATGGTGTTAAGTTTCAGGATGTCTATTTCAGCCTTAGATTTCCATGCCTTTCTTATGGCAAAGATATTACTGATAAGAAGTTTACTGAATATTTTAAGAATGTAGACCAAGACTTATTCAGTATGAATGAATATAACGAATGGCTGAAGTATAATGATTCTAAGCTTTTCTTCTTAGCCAGTGAATATTGTGACTGTGAAGAAGATATTTCTACTACTTGTGCTGAAGAAAGTGAATGTCAAGATTGTGACTGTGAGGGAGGAAATGAGAACTCAGAAGTAATAATGTGTTCTGGCTGTTCTGGAGTCCTTCAATGTCCTGGTTGTGCAGGTGATCCTGAGATGCCTAACCAAGCAGACTCTAATAATTATGATTATTGCCGGCCATATTTAGGTTAAGAATATTTTTATGAAATATTGACAAAAGAAAAACCCGAAGGATTAAATCCTTCGGGTTTTTTAATTATAGGGCTTTCATTGAAATTAACGATTTGAATAATTTTTCAAGAACTGTTACACTCATTG